CTAAAGCGAAGGAGGGCATACGTTTAGCCCATGTTTTTGTTGATTTTCTTAAGGATGAGTTGCGGACTGCTGCAAAGGTTGAAGCCGTTGCAACCCGTTTGATCTCTTCGGCTCCACTTGACTACACTATAATTTGGCGCAAATATTTTGGCGCTTTTAGTAGTGCAGTTATGCGAGTTCATACTCATTCAGGTATGGCACCAGGGATTTGTGCATATTCTGATTGGGATGTTCTTGTGGAGAGGTTGTCATTGAAGGGGCAGAGAGTGTTTGATGGAGATTTTAAGGCTTTTGATTCTTCAGAGCAGCCTACCATCCATCGTCTCATACTTGACTTTATAAACAAGTGGTATGATGATGGTGAGGATAATGCTCGAGTCCGCTCGGTATTATGGCTTGATTTGATGCATTCGAGGCATATTGGAGGAGACGGAAAGGATCAACGTTACATTTATCAATGGAACAAGTCCTTGCCTAGTGGACATCCTTTTACAACCATAGTCAATTCAATGTACTCTTTGTGTATGTTGGTTGCAGCATACATAAGTTGCACGTCGGATTTGACTGGTTTTTGGGATAACGTGAGCGCCGTCACTTATGGTGATGACAACGCATCCAATGTTAGTGAAAGTGTCTCTGATAGATTCAATCAGCAGACAGTTGCTGTGGCATTGGAAAAGGAGTTTAATTTGAAGTACACTCCCGGTAACAAAACCGGTGAGTATGAACCGTATACGCAGTTGTCTAGGATAACGTTTTTAAAGAGAGGATTCTTGTGTGAATCCAATTTTTGGACGTGTCCATTAGAGCTTGAGAGCTTTCTTTACACTTTTTATTGGTGTAAGAACAAGAAGCTCGAGCGGACAATTTGTATTGACGTTCTGGAGACGGCTTTGGAGGAGCTTAGTCTTCATAGTCCGAGCACTTGGGACGAATATTCTCCTCTGTTGAAATCAATTTTTGACGATTTGGAGGTGGTTACCCGTTGCCCTTGTGAACAGAGCCAGTACCTTGCTCTAGTGCGATCACGCACAGACGCTTGGTATTGAAATGATCGCACATACGCAACCTTATAATGTAAATACCTTGTCGCATGGAAATATTAGGGTTGGACAGGGCGTCATTAGTTAACGTGGTTTTTTAACCTTACTACTCAGGGCCGTTAGTCCAGAGAAATGTGACACCTGAATTAGGTTTGGGTCGTCATTAATTTCTGCGTCCAGAGAAATGTGACACCTTAAAAAGGTTTGAGGCAACCTTTTATTGTACATAGTCTCGCTAGTAATTCCGAAGTTTCTTCTCAAAGCAGTTTACGCGATTCTGCTCAAAAATGCGATATTATTGACTCATTGTCTGTCGACGCTTCACCAGAAACTACAGGAGTCACCACAATTTTGCAAGAAGCATGTCAGGCTGTTGACGTACTTGGTAAGCATTATGTTCCTCTTGGCTCTCTTATTGAGCAGCCTGAGTTGCAAGATCTTAAGGAGTATTTTCGCCGCCCTCGTGTTATTGCTCGTGGTGTTGTTCCTGTTTCATCTTATTCGACAACTTTTTGGGACTTTGCAGCAGGGAGTTTGTTTTCCACATACTTTCCTCAGGGTGCCAACAGACTTCTTGGAGTCTATGGAGTTAGGTTTAAGTTAGTTTTTACTTTGCAAGTTAGTGCCACTCCCTTTCATCAAGGTGTTTTATGTTTGAATTGGCAGTATGAAGCTGCTTCTACTGTCAATGAAAATATGTATAACCGTGGTTCGAATTCAGCGACTAGCACTAATTTACCACATGTTCGTCTAGATCTGTCAACCAATACTAGTGTCCAATTGAGTATTCCTTATTTGAACAGTCAGGAATATTTGTTGCCCACTGGTGGGCGAGTTTATGGTTTGCTGGGTTTGACGCCCATTTTGGCAGTTCCTACTGTCACCGGTTTGGCTGCTCCCACTTACCAGTTGTTAGTACATCTTGAGGAGATGGAGCTCATAGGTGCACGTCCCGAAGGCACTTCTGTTATTACTGTGCAATCGGGTAGGTCTATGAAGCCCATGAACGTCGAGTTTGAGAATGAAGCTTATCCCTTTTCTTCAGGGTTGAGTGCTCTTTCTCGCTCGGTCAAGTGGATTTCTAAGGGAGTTCCAATGATTTCTAGTATAGCAGGTCCAGCTTCGTGGTTTTTGGAAAAAACCTCCGGCGCAGTCCGTTCTTTCGGTTATTCTAAGCCACAGATTCAGGAGCCACCTCATGTTGTACATAATGTTCCCCATGTGTTTGAAGCCAACACAGACATGCCGTCTGCTACTGCAGTGGTAGGTCCGTTTGCTTCTAATCAGATGCAAGTTACACCTGCTTTTGCGGCTAGTGATGTGGATGAGATGGCTTTTTCTTATATTTTAGGGCAGTGGAGTCAGATTTGTGTTTCAACAATGGCAACTACTGATGCAACTGGTTCTATAGTGTACACTACCGGTGTTGGACCTTCTTTCTTTTGGTTTCGTGATCCAAATACGGCTCCATATGGAAATAAGGCCGCGCCTTTGTTGTCAGGTTCTACTGCTAATTCTTTTATTCCTAGTCATGTGTTCTTTTTGGCTAGCATGTTTAGGAATTGGCGAGGAGGATTTCGTTTTCGTTTTACTTTTGGTAAGACAAAAATGCATGGCGGTAGGGTTTGTTTGTGTTTTAACCCCACCACTACATCTAGACCAGCCTCCGATAATACTACTAGTTTGACTGTAGCTTCCGCCCCTTCCGGCATACCTCAGCCTTTTGGACATTCCGTGATCTTTGATCTCAAAGACGGTAACGTTTTTGAGTTCGAAGTTCCTTATGTTACTTTCGTTCCTTATTTGTCTTTTGACGAAATGTTTGGGACTTTAGTAATGTATGTTATGGATCCCTTACAAGCGCCTTCTATGGTTGCTGATAAGGTTGACTTTCTTGTTGAAGTTTGTTGCATGCCTTCTTTTGAGTTGGCGGTGCCAAGAGGAGTTCGCTATCCAGTTAACCCTTATGGTGAGCCTAAACTTCAGAGTGCAAGGATATTGGGCAATTTTAGGGATGACATTTCTTCTACCACAATGGGTGAAGTTATGAATTCAGTTAAGCAACTTATCATGATTCCTAAGAAAAGTATTGTAGGTACTTTGATAGCGACTCCTACAATTGATAAGATTGTTTCAAGGGTTTTGGTAATGCCCTATTATTATCAGAGGTTATATTCTGCTAGCGTTCCTGGGCCTGTCACTATGCTTAGTGAGACTTTTGGATATGGCGGCAATTTGGCCTCTTGCTATTTATATGCGAGAGGTTCAACCGACGCTCATGTTTATATGTCTCACAATAGTGCCATTGTGACCACATTGGAAGCTTTTATGGCTCCGGGAGATGGTAACTTAAATTCACCTTTCAACAACGCTTCCAACCCCACTTCTTGCAATTTACCTTGCGTTCGTGAGAATGACACTGCTGGACACTTTAGATTTCCTGCTATGCAGCCTTGTCTTAGAATTTTAAGTTCTTTGTACAATGGCATTACATGGCAGGGGACTTTTGGTTCTGCCAATGCTACTCCCACAATTCCATCTACCACCCTGACACCTAACGCTGTTGGGATGCTTAGAGTTTCTCTCACCTCTAGTACCGTTTGGACTGAACCTTCACATGGTTGTTACATAACGGTGTCTAGAGCCGCTGGCGATGACGCCATGCTTGGCCATTATATGGGCCCCCCCCCTTTATCACTACCTTCAATCAATGTCGGATTTTACGACCCTGATTCGGAGACCATTCCTTGAGAAATTGGTATAGTGTGGTTTTTGCGTAAGCACTAATCTTAGACTTTATTATATGAAGGCTC